AACCTTCCCCCCTTCGGAAGTAGTGTTATTTACGAACGAGAACCCTGGTTGGAAGTTTATATCGAAGGACATTTTAACAGCGTTTTTGAACTGAGACGGTACAGGCCACTTTTCTGAAATCCCCCGTCCTCCTCCCGCGGTAGTTTTATTTGACAAATTCACTCTGACTTCCTTGCCTATTAGTACCACTGAACCAGCCGATGGGCTAGGTCTAGGAGCAGGTGGTTTCGGCGCAGGAGGTTTAGGCGCAGGAGGTTTAGGAGCAGGAGGTTTAGGAGCAGGTGGATTGGGCGTTGGGGGTTTAGGAGCAGGAGGTTTAGGAGCAGGTGGTTGTGGTGCGGGTGTATTTATTTTTGCACGTTGGATCTTATCCTTGAGATCGGCGATCTTTTTATTCACGGTAGCGATGATCCCGCGCTTGTTTTCTGCTTTTGCTTTCTTGCTCTCCAAGAATGCAGCCTCTGCTTTGTTCTTGGTGCCCAACGCGTCGTTGTAATCCTTTTCCGCTTGCTGGCGTTTTTTGACCAGCTCTATCAGAAGTGCGTTCGCCTCCTGAATCTTTTTCTCCGTGATGCCATCGGAGACCTTTTCGTACTCTTGCGACAGTCCGGTGGCCTTTTTGGTCGCTTCTAATACTGTGGCATTAGCGATCGAGAGTTCCTTCTTGCGAAATGCTTCGAGGGCCTTTGCGGCTTCTGCGTTTTTTTGTATCGCGGTCGTTTTCGAAGCTTCCGCTGCCAATACCGCTTTGTCTACGTCTGTCTGCGAGACCTGACCCAACGCGAATAATTGTTTGGCGGTTTCCATGTCGGCATTCAACTGGGCGGATTCTGTCTGTGCGCGAATTGCGACTTCCAATAGATCATCCGCCACCTTTTTACCCACGTCGTCCGTGATTGCTTCTCCAACATCCCTTATGATACCTCCATCCTCTCTCGACTCCTGGATTTTTTTCCGCGTGTAGACGACCGCTACAATTATAATTATGGCCGCCACAACTGCTATTGTCGCGTATACGACCCATCTCGACAACCCTCCTGAATCTACATTTCCATTTATGTTATTCACAGATACGTCGATGGCATCAACGGCCGTGGTATCCATATATGTAATCAAACAAAATAAATAAATAAATAATATGTGATAATAATAAAGTAATATGGAAACTTGGATTATTGTCACGATCGTAATAGTCATACTGGCTTCGTTAGGAGCTGCAGGTGGTCTCACATGGTTTTTCATCAAAAAGAGGTCACAGAGACGAGCGAGCGACGCATATACGAAAAGCTTGATAAACGAAGCTCTCCTTGCTGAAAATCTCGAAAAACAGCAAAAAGCCGTGAACGATTTACAGACTGCGGTTGATACATCGAACGCGAGAACCGACGAAGAACAGCAGGCACTGATGCTGCAGTTGGCGGAGAGTCAAAAGGAACTCGAACAGTTAAAGAACAACATTACCGTGGCGGTCAAGGCTACGAATTCACTGAGCCATGTGAAGAACGCTATCGATAACAAAGATATCGCGGACGCAGCACGAGATGCAACTGTCGCAGAGCTCAAAGCAATAGAGGACAGAAACAAGGCTGCAAACAAGACAACCGTGGATGCTCTAAATTTCACCACGATCGAACTCGACAAACAAGCCGCGGAATTGAGGGCGTTCAAGGCATCTCTTCAGACAGACGCCATGAAACTGGCATCAGACGTCGGCAATCCTTCTATTGCTCCTCCTATGTTACCAGATGCAACAAAACCATCTATACGAACCATATGGGATGCTGCGATTAATAAAGTTGCAACTGCAGACGACCAGGACCTTGCGATAAAACAACTTTCAGAACTATACAGAATCGTAGGAGCCGACGCGGACGATCTGAAGAATGCGGTAAAGCAAATGAATACAGCTCCCAGTGTTTGCGAAAGGATATACCGTGCCCCGTTCGGTGGCATCTGTCCGGTCGGATGGACCGAGTTTGGAGATCAATGCTATCGCGGACCATGTGATAATAACCCCACTCCCACACCCCAACCCCCTGTCCCAAAACCCCCTGCTCCAAAACCCCCTGCCCCGAGGCCTCCGACTGCGCTTGAACGCAAGTATCCCTACTGGGGGTGGAATGCAAACGCGGGACTTCGATGCACGAACAATGATAATACCGGCTGTAATACTGGGTATGACGCAAAGGGACAATTAGTAGACCTGAACCCCGACCGACCACCAGCGCCTGCGCCAAAACCCGAGCCCTCTAGACCTCCCACCGCCCTCGAACGCAAGTATCCATATTGGGGATGGGACGCAAACGCGGGACTTCGATGCACGAAAAATGATAACACCGGGTGTAATACTGGGTACGATGCCAAGGGTCAGCTGGTAGACCTGAATCCCGAACGGCCACCAGCACCGAGTCCATCTCCTTCGCAAAATAACCCCCAAGGAATTCCCGATCAAGTTATGAAAACTCTTGGTCTGGATGTTGAACAAGTCACAAACATTCTCAATCTCATCAACGGTCCAGAACAAAGCCAAAGTCGTTGGTGGGAGAGGGTGAACAAACAAAACGTGTATTCGTATTGCGAAAACATTCGAGATAAACGTGGTGTCACGATGGGGTTGACCGGGTTTGTCACGGCATACAACGGTCCTCAGGAAATCATTAGAAATGCAGGCGGGCCCAGCTTTGCAGGAGGGAGATATGGAACCGATTCTTACAGTGACGAAAGGGCATTGTGCAATTGGGTAAGAGACAATGCGAATAACAAGCGTTTTCACGATGCACAGTGGGACTATTACCTGAAGATGTATATAAAACCTATGATGAACGATATGCAGAAGTATGTCCCCGCGGGAATTCGTGACGAACCTCTTATTATCGCCGCCGCGTTGGACGCCACCATCAACCAAGGGGGTGGGATTTGTGGAAACTGTTCTGGGGATTTTATGAAGAATGCGCGCGGAGGAGACAGGGCGAACTGGTTGAACAGTTTCCTGAATCTTCGTAATGCAAAATTCACCGCTGGAAATTCTGCCGCGATGCGCGAGGGTCGTCTAGGTGCCTTCAGGAAACTAGCTGTCGACGGCAAATGGGACATGCGCGGAGTCGACCCCTGCAAGTATAATTACTGTAGCGGCTATCCCTGTGTCCATTGTTGATAAAATGATTTTGATATGTCTGTTATATTGTTATCAATAACGTAATCATAGAACTCTGGTGTTATTTTGAATACGTCGTTTGGATACCTTCCGTGTGATATCCATTCTACAATGAATTGTTTGGACTTTTGTTTATATGTTTCTCTGAGAGTATCCGCCGCTATTTGTCCGGTCGCTGTGTGCATTGCTGATGCGTGGATATATTATTTTTGATTGTATTATACAATATAATCAAAAGTATAAGCTATTTATTTATTTCAACGATTTAAAGAATATGTCATTGGCTTCTATAACAAGCTCAGACGGAATATTGAATTCGGAATACAAAGGCACAACTTTGTCCGGAGAGCCAAACATGCCACATAATTTTTTATTATGACGGATCCAATCTTCGGTGTTTCCGCCGATTGTAGTTGAATATTTGGTTGATAATTCTCTGACAGTCTTCTTTTCAGATACAAATATAGATGACCGTTTGATTATATTTTCAATCTTATTTATGTCGCATTTTATATTAGTTGACAACATACTATAATAAACAATATATTATATTAAACATTTTATTATGTTGGTTTAAAAAAATTAGATTGTTGCATTGCTTGTTGTTGTATCTTATTATCTTCAATTTTCTTAATTTCAATATATCTATTTACCTTCCTATCTATGTGTCGATTTATTATGCGGATCGCTTCACTCACTCCATCTCTTTCTAGATATCTATTGTAATATGGAGATTTCCAGAAGAAAGCATTAATGATTAAGGATATTACTCGTATACTGTTAATATATGAGTATAAATCTTTTAAAATATATGTTGCAAGAGATCTGAAACGATGTTCTAGATCCGAAATAATCATTATATATTGTTTATCTGTTAATACGACCTTATATGCCTTTTTCTGATCTTTATATATCTTTGAAATTTCTACAACATCTTCTTGGATAGACTTTAAATCAGATTGTATTTGTATTGTTTTGTCATACATCTGATTCAAGCTCTTCAAAATTTTGGCAAAATATAGTTGAAGAACAATCATAAATAAGCCAAGCCTATCGGTTTCTCCCATATTTTGAGAATTGAAGGATAACCAGATGATGGTGATCATTATAGCAAAATGAACAAACCACATTCCAAAAAGAACTGCTCTTATTTTGTCATGTCCATTCTGACGTATTTTTGTTACTAATACATCTAAAACAGTTTTAAACTCGGGTAACGAACCCTCAAACTCAGTAATATCTGACTTTGGGCTATCGTTTATATCAACGATTGTATCTTCTTGAATTATGCCATCATATGATTTCCTTACGACAGACATATATCTGTGATTTTAAAACGATAAAATATTAAGTTATTCGGGAACTTCTGCTTCTGCATCTAGTTCTAAGTCTGCTTCTGCATCTTGCTCTGCATCTTGCTCCGCATCTTGCTCCGATTCTTCATGCATAGTAACATCATGATCGCGGCATTTTTTACATGGTCTCTTTGTTCCTACAAATAATGTCGCCGAGGCTGTCTTTGATATATCTCTACAAAATGGGCATATCATTATGACGGCTGTGCAGTCCTCTTCGCATTTGCAGATCATTGATATTTTATTAGCACACGCGGCGCATAGAAATTGAAAACAACAATTGGTTTGCGTCATTGTACGATTGCAAACATCGTCGGCACACCAAGACCGCAAACATATAGGACACTCATTCCCATAATCGTCAGCGGTGCGCACTCTTACGTTTACAAATGCCGACGAATATCTTCGAGTGCGAGAAACACTCGGCATCTTTTGTATTTGATACTTTTTATTTTTTATGATATTTTGCATAAAAAATATAATTTCTTTAATAAAATGAATGAAGATAGAGTAATCAGATTTATTCAACGTCAAACAGCAGAATTTATCAAGCATCTGCGAGAAAGATATCCCAATGACAATATGACCAAGAATTTGCTGGCAAAATTTTCGGGTGTTCAATTACTTACGTATATGAAAGGCAACACTAATAAGTCGTATATTTCTGGATTATTTGATCATGCCACTGGGGTTTTAAAAATAGCGCCTCAAGATTCTGCTGGCAATATTCGTGATGAACAAAGTTTGAACAAATCAATTGTTCATGAGCTTGCCCATGCTACAAGATTTAAATATATTGGCGAGTCGTCTCATTCTAATGATTGGAAAACAGCTTGGAAGAAATTCTTGAAGATTGCAACGGAAGAACTAGGGTGGAAAGTTGAATCAAACTGTTCAAGCCAAAAGTTTTATGGATTGAGCAAAGATGAATGCCCAAATTGTGTTTGGAACGATCAAGAATGCGAATTATATGGAGCTCGTTTGGATTAAATAGTATATTATATTTAAATTTTAAGATACAAATTTGTAAATAATATAGCCGAGAATATACAATGTGGAGAACAAGAACGCAAGGACAGTTACAAAGATCCTAAAAAACATAGTATCACTCTTCCCAGCGTTCCATGCGAGATATGCGGCAAAGATGCTGATGGTTAGAGATATAGCAAATTGCAAGACACCAAAAAGACTCATCTTGGGCTTTGTGGTCATATTGTCGTAAGTCTCCCTGTCCAGAGCTTTGGTTAATATAAAGGCGTCCATTGATATATTATTATATAATGTTTTTATTTAAAGATACTGATCATTTAAAGATAATAACATCATCTCCGGAAGTGGTTTCATTTCCATCTTCCAGATCAATGGTTTCCTCAATATCGGTGTCATCGGCAAATATTTCTTGAATTTTCTTGACGTCTTTCTTGGCCATTTTGTCAATGTCATCTATAAAAGATTGGAGATCTTTTCCCATATCTTCACGACGCTTGTCTCCTCCCTTGAATATTTTGTCAAAAGCTTTTGTGATTTTCTTGCTATCTTTCCGGACTCTCTTCTGGAAGTCGTTGTCCTTCTTAGCCATCATTGTTACAGGGGTGCGAATTGCGAGCATCATTGTCTGATATAATACACGTATATTTTTAATTAAGTTATTTTACATAATTTACATTTTTACTAGTTTATAGCATCTTTAGTATTTCGAGCATCATAAACATATAAAATCCATAGCGCATAAACTTTTGAGATTCGGACATTGTGATATCCATTTGATCTTTCATGCTAAAGAGAAGCTCGTTCAAATTCTTCAAAGCAGCTGGGCTTGCAGCAAAATCAGTTGCAATACCACTGACAACATCAAAAATTGGCACATCTATATCGATGAGATCCTCAAACTTCTTGATATATTTTTTAAGAGTAAATTTTGGATCATGATATGATACAATTCCTTCAACAATTGTGAGCGATCGGATCAAATATACATATTTAGTTGTGAGCTCAAAAATCCTGTTGTCGTTTGACGTGAATTCTGGAATTTTTCCCAATTCCACATTGAAATCGTCAGAAGACATTATCTTTTTTAGTTTTGGTACAATTCGTTTTAAGCGTGCTGCCGAAGCTCCCGATTTTATAATATTTAGTTCTTCAAGCGCGCGAATAAGACCGTCCGAATCTTCTGTAACTATTGATTTGATTGATCTTGCGATATTGGGTTGAACATCTGTAATATCGATAGTAGCGCCAAAATCATACAGCACAAATGTTCCATTTTTTCTCACACCAATATTTCCTGCATGAGGATCGGCATGAACCAGGCCAACATCAAGAATCATTCGCGCATACAACTCAAATAACCGCTTTGCAAGAAATTCGGTAGGAATTGCATCTGTTATTTTCCTTGATGGAACATACTCGGAAATCATATACGTCTCTCCTGCCTCATACACCGTAGGAATTACGAGCCAGTTGATATATGCAAATTTATCTTTGAATTTGCGAGTAGTTTTTGCCTCGGTCCTCAAATCGAGCTCTCCCATAATCATTGGCCGACACTCCCTCACAATTTCTAACAGATTTTCTGCTCCAGCAATACCAAAAAACTTGGCAAGTTCAAGAACAATGATGAACAATGGCAGGTCTTCGATTATACGTTCTTTGATACCTGGGCGAACTCTTTTTAATACCACATCGGAGTTATCTGTTTTCCGTTTTCCTTTATATACCGAAGCAATTGATGCAGACGCAATTGGTTGTTTATCGAATTCATAAAAAGTAAAATCCGGAATAACTTCATCATCGACAATAACTTCATTCTGAAATCTTTCAATAACTTTCATAGTGTTTTCGTCAATAACATCTCCTCTGGCAGAAAGAAACTGACTCAACTTGACTGCAATGGGGCCAATATCGGACGTGTCTTTCACAAAATCTTCCGCGGCAAGTTTCCCGGATTCACCCCCTATTTGAATTTTTTGGACGTTTTTATAGGTTCGAATTGCATATTTTGCAATCTTGATCCCACGGTTTGTCAACCGGATGATGTCTGAACGTGATAAAGCATTTACAATCATATTTAATAAATATATTTTTGTTTTGCTTATATTTATTAGAGTGTCGATATGATCATATTACATTTACTCTATTTCCTGACTTAATGACTCCGCGCCAAAATAGCCGTTTATATCGATTGGCTCTCAGGAATTGTTTTTTGCTTACTATTGGGCTGATAAAAATTCCTATATATTTGTCGTAAAAAGCGTCAAAAGTTATTTTCTCATGCACTTTTACCGAGTTTTTATATGATTTTAGACAGCAAAACATTTTAATATAACTTATATATAAATATGCTTTCTATTACAAAAAATAAGTCTAAAAGCAGTATGGCCACCGTTAAGTTTTCTACAACCAGACGTGTGGTTCCTCGTCAAGTTCCCGTTGTAATACCGCGGCCTGTTATAATCCCACAACCAGTTCCAAATAATGGCGGAGTCCAAAAAAATCTTACGGAAGTGACATTTAAACAATATTTATTGGGATATCAAGAAATATCTCCTATACATATGCAATCGACTGTTGGTAAACGAATCAGATATGCAATCGACACTTTTGATTCTGCCAGACGGATTATAAAAACAGATTACAGGCTTGGAGGAGTTGTGAGATTTGTGTCGCCCGACCTTTCTTATGCAACTTTATTTAATCCAGTTTTGAATAAATCGTGGAATTTAAGTATTCGCCAACCTGCCGGTAAAAGATTGCGAATTTATTATAAATATTAACGATTAAAAATATATTTATATATATAAAGATGTCAGTTCAGTGTATGATCTTACAAAAATATCAAAAGGAGATAACAAATGCCATAGGAAGTAATAAAGTTATTGCAACGAGCCGCTTTTTTGCCGTTTCGAGAGATGCCGCTAGGAGGATAGTGGAGAGCATGAAGATTTCACAAATATACGACCAAATGACTATCAGCAATCTTGAAGAATATCTTGTTAATGTATCCAAATATATATCAATCGATTATGATAATCATGTATCGGCGGATGTTGATGACCTGTTATATAAATTACATGCATTTATAAACTCCAAATGCACCAGTGATGCCGAAGAAGAAATCTTGATAACAGATGAAATATCTAAACCCGCACCCAAACCTAAGCCTCCCGCACCAAAACCTAAGCCTCCCGCACCAAAACCTAAGCCTCCCGCACCAAAACCCGATCCTCCCGCACCAAAACCCGATCCTCCCGCGCCAAACCCTAAGCCTCCCGCACCAAAACCCGAGCCTCCCGCACCAAAACCCGAGCCTCCCGCACCAAAACCCGAGCCTTCCGCACCAAAACCCGAGCCTCCCGCACCAAAACCCGAGACTCCCGCGCCAAAACCCGAGCCGCCTGCACCCAAACCCGAGCCGCCTGCACCCAAACCCGAGCCGTCTGCACCCAAACCTATGCCTGGATCTTCATGCGGTACTGTCAGTCCAAGCAGTCGCGAAGCATGTTGCAAAAATAAGAAAATAGATGGTGTTATGGATGAATGGTGCGCGGCAAACTATCCCGATCCCGCGCCAACTCCTGTGCCGACTCCCGCGCCAACTCCTGTGCCTAAACCAACTGATGAAAAAAATTGTAAAGACTCGGTCAATATAAATGAGTGTTGTATTGGTAAAGCATTGAAAGGAGAACTTACCGATCCAGCTTGCATCAACGATATAAAAAAGTTTGATTGGATGTTTTGGGGCGGTATTATAATTTTTATCATTATACTTTGTATTGTAGGGTATTTTGTATATCAAAAATATTTTGCAAACAAATTTGTAGATAATGCCAATTTTGGCAATGATAATTTTGGCAATGACAATTTTGGCAACGATAATTTTGGCAATGACTTAGGCAATGATAATTTTGGCAACGACTTAGGCAATGATAATTTTGGCGACGACTTAGGCAATGATAATTTTGGCGACGACTTGGGCAACGATTTATCCATAGAAGATTTGGAGATTATTAATATGCCGCCCGCTCTTCCCACATCACCTCGTCCGTCCGTTGCATCTACGCCATAAATATAGTCTTCATATTAAAACGCGAATTCAACCCGTTACCATTTTGACCATGCCACTTATTCTGCTAACCCAATATAGCACAAATAGACCTATGATAACAGCGAGTACAATTTTCCAGTTTTTAAAGAGCATCATAAAGAATTCAAATAGTTTTTTAAACGCGGGGCCGAGTACTTTACCGATCCCTTTGCCAATGTCTATTAAAGTTCCTCCAACCTTTTTTCCAATATCAACAACTTTGCCACTGACATTTTTACCAACATCAACAACTTTGCCGCCTACATCTTTACCAACATCAACAACTTTATTGCCAATGTCTTTGGTTTTGTCAACGGCGTTGCCACCAACGTCCACGATCTTATCTTTGGCTTTGTCCACAAAATCTGGAAGTTTAGGTTTGGAAATATTAAGCTTTCCAATTTTAAATGGTTCCAGTGTCTGCATTCGTTGTGCTTCATAGAGCATTGACATGTTTATATATAATCAATATATTTTTTTAAGTGACTGTTTTAATCATTTTTATATAAATGAATAATCAAACGGTATGGATAAATTCCCAAGATAAATCATTGCATATTTTACTCCACACAATATCTTGTGTGTGTAAATTCTTGGGACATCTTAATAAAGGAAAAAATGGTAATAACTCGTCTTCGCCAAGCAATTCTGAGAATTTATACAATACATAATTATAAGATAAAAAGTTTTTTCTTTTTGGAGATTTATGCCTATAAAATGGTTCTTGAATAGCATGAAACATATCTCTAAACTTCTTTTCGAGTTCCGGCGAGAGCTTGAGAGTTGGTTGTCCTGATATTGTGTTGGCAATTGTGTGAATATTCTCGTAATATGCAGAATAACCAAGTTTCTTCAGATATTGTTTCACTTTGCTGGGTTTTATATCCGCGGTGGATGTTATTCTGTTTTTTTTGAATTCCGCGCGAACTTTCTCAATAACTTCATCCGGGACGGTCGTTCCCTCCTTTCCTTGTAATGCATTCAGGCATTCCGTAAGGTGATTGATCCGTTTATAGGCCATGCCACCTTCGGTATCTTCTTTTTGCGAATAAGATTCAACGTATGGTTGTATTTCTCCGCATTTATCGCATGTAAGGTCCGATGCTGCCACGTGATGTATCAGTCGCCCTCCACATTTACATAGTTCCATTTGATCTTGTGTTACGAGGTTTGTCATTGCGCTGATGGTTTTATCGTTGAAGACCTTTTCCACCGTATATAAATACTTATTGAATGTTCTTTTGTTCGTGTTTCCGGACTTTACATTGTATAATACCGGAGCATCGTCTTTTTCGTCTTCGTCTTCGCCTTCGTCTTCTGCTGCTATTATTGTATCGGAGCTATAATATTCTTTAACAAACGGTATTGTGTTTAACAGATATTCTATTTCTTCTTGTTCTATTGATGTGGAATCTTTTGGATTGCTTAATTTTCTCTTCTCAAAGCATTTGATATTGTTATCATATGCTTCGTTGAATGTAGAAAACTTGGATACTTGTGATACTTGTGATGATTTTTTGTCTTTTGAAAGTTTGTTGCACTGATATGTATCATATTTTGCTTTGCTAAGGCGTTTATCTGCCGCGGTATATCTAGCAACTTCTGGAGGTTTCATGTAATTAACTTAACGAAAAATTATTAAGTTATTTAATGAACAGTATAATTGCTTGGACTAAATTCTTTTTACGATCTGTGAATCATCATCATGGATTTCATATTGAACAAATTATAGTGTTTGACGAATCGGACACGCCTCAAATTACATATGAGTATGCCTCTACTAAAATACCGGTCATAGATTTACCAGATATTATTACTTTGGAATCGTATAGAGTAGAGGTTCGATATATATCACATGGACAAAAATTCAGATACATATTTAGGAATGAAGATTTGGTACACTTTCCTATACGAAAAAAACTGGAAATGAAGTATAGACCTAAAATTCAATTGGCATTTATTAAATATAAAGACGGACGTTCAAAAGAAATTACGGATCGAGTAATTAAATATGCAGGTCCCAATACTGATTTTAATAAATCCGATGGAAGTATTATATTTGCATCCGATATTATACCATTTTATGATATAGATGAAATCAAATCATTACATATTATTGCCGGATATATACCACGAAAATTTTATATGAATGATATTGTGAACATTGGATAAACGTAAAAAAATTTAAAAAATTATATTAATCAACATAAACGATGCTTGACAATCCATATATTAAGTCGCTAATTGTTGCCTTTATTAGTGCCATTATATATACATTATACGTAAAATTTAACGATCCTAATGAAAAGAATCTTGCTTCCAGATTTGCGCAAGTATTTTTGGCGACTCTCACTGCCGGAGTTGCCGTTGCATTCGTAGTTTCGGCACCAGGGGGTGATGAGATGATGTCAATCCCGTTTCAAGAAGGCGGCTTAGCTGATTTTTGATTTTTTTAATATATTATTTTTGTCAACGCGTGGATGAGTGATGACAAAAATAAGTTTCAGTGATTTCAACGACTTGCCCTGTGAATGTTTTGCGTGAGCAATTGATTTAGGGGGTAAAAATTTCTCATTGCCGGTTTAACTCTATTTCCTTTACTGTTTATGACAAAAAATCCGCCCATTGGTCCGCGTAAAATTGGACGTTTCTTGGCATCAAATCGCCCTGTTTTTATATTCTTGCTTGGTGCCATTGGATATATTATATAGTATATGTTTTAATATTGTAATTAACAATTACATTTTTTTGACATATGTTTCTTGCGGAATGATATCGGGCAGCAATCTTTTACTAAAGCCAGACTCAAGGCTGTCATCAAATCCAAAATATGCGTCCGTGTCGGGGCGTTTATCTCCAAATGCAAAACGATAGCCTTTGATGTCTTCTTCGAGATTATTGCTGCCGGGATTAAAATAGGTCTTAAAGAATTCCATGGCTCTCCTTGTGTATATCATACGAGTTACAAACCATGACATGAATATAGCAACAACTACCAGCAGAGCAATATGAAGCTTATTCATTTGTTTATATTATAAAATATTTTTTATGTAAATTTTATATACACTTTAATTATTTTCTCTATCGAGAACTTTTTAGAATTCACCGGAGGAAATTGAATAGTTTTTTTATGCTCGAGATGATATTTAAGAGCCATGATTCTTTTTTTTCTTTCAATTTCCAATGACTTCACAGGAGTTTCAAATGTCAAAATTGAATTGAGTAAATTTCCATATGCATGCGCTGCTACTATATGTTGTTCATATTGGCGAGTAAAATCTAAGTTCTCCACGCCAATATCGATCCTGTCAGAAACATATTCGCAGATTTTCATGAATCCTGCCGGCAAATAATCTTCTTGAATCCGATCTAATGGTATATTCAGAGCAATATTTGAAGTAGAAATAATGTGAACAATAAGAAGTTTGTTGCAATCTAAAAAATTATCAGGGGATTCTATGTTTTGCACAATGATGCCAACCGACTTAATAATATCATCACGTATAATGAGCAATAAATGCCCAACAAGATCCTCATTTATTGCATCCGATGAAATATCTGCCGGCAGATATGCAAACGAATTATCTATCGATGCTCTCACCAAACGTTCTCTGTATTTTGCATCAGTCCATCTTCCATATGAGTTTTTATCAAACTTCCCCGAAGTCTTGTACCATGAGAGTGAGAGTTTGTCATATGAGTTAGCATCCAATGAATATACATACAAATTAGCATCGTGCTTAAGAATTGTTGACATAATTATTTTTTTTACACAGATATCGTATTTATATGATTAATTGACGATATGAGATGATTTGATTGGGTATTCCTTACAAATATTGATTATTTTGATTGGGAAATATCAATTATTTTCCCGTATCGACGTTTTGCCCTCGCGACGATCGTTGTATTTTACATGAAAAGCATTATGCAATTGATTTATATAACAAATAAGTATGCAATTTTCTGTATAATCCAGGACCACCATCCTCAATCTTTGTTGGCGCGAATTCAAATTCTACTCGTTCTCCCGTGAGCATTTTCTCCAATGGTGTTCCCATCAAAAGTAACTCGGCCAGCAAAAATCGCCGCATATCCATTCCAGATGGCATATCTTCGCGACCGGAAGCCCGGCGCACAGTTGTCATTGGTGATTCAATAAGGAAATTGTCAAGAAGATCGCGAGACCTAAACCACTCGAGTGTCTCCATCGCGTGATCGAGACTCCAAGGAAACATCCTCCTCGTGATGTCCTTGCCAGTCTGTTTCAGGTCAGTAAATCCGAACAGACTCACTCCGCAGCCTCTGAATTGTGTATTATTATTCATAAAATCCGTCCAGCGGAAAATATGATCGTAATGGTTTTTTTGCGGATTATTAACGATCCCGTATTTATCTCCCATCTTCTTTGTCGAAGGAGGGCCGATTGACGCATAAGAAATAGTAGGATTTGAATAAACATGTGTTATCAGAACATAACACAAACTCTCTTCAAATTCCGATTTTCTGCCCAAGGTAAGTCTTCTATCGTCACTCAGTGGGAAGTTAATTCCCTTATTAGAAACAATAATTCCTTGAGCGATAATCTCACCTGAATCTCCAGGACCATCGCCGGTTGTTGACACAAGAACTGGTTCAAATGCAAACGAATGATATTTGCTCGTTATTGTCCTATGATTATTATATATTCTGGAATTTTCTCCGAGGCCTGCGGATGGTGGTTTGCGCATCTGGCCAAACACCGGGATGACCTGTCCAACCAAATGGACTATGTTGGCAACTTTTTCAAAAACAGTCAGTTCGCTCGATAGAACGGTTCCATATACATTATAAATTCCAAAGGCAACATTCTCTGCAAGAGATGCGCGAGACAACACAAGAGTGCTCAGCCCCCTCGCCTCCTTCTCGGTCCTGAGAAGCTCGTCGGATATCCTGCGAAGATCTATGATATCTCCGTTCATTGGGATTGAAATCTTATCAACAAACATTGAATCCGCAAATCTTGCATGATCGGAATTGTTGAGACATTCTCGAGATGCAAATTTTTTATTGGCGTCTCTGCGATCTGTCTTGATCCGTTCGCCGCCAGATGTCATATCACATCCTTCGTGATAAGGGTCGGAAGGATCATTGCTTTTTTTAATAATTGGTTCTTGATCATGTTCTGCTAGGAACAGCTGGAAACACTCGTCATCAAAGTTGATTGGGTTGTCGATATAATCCATTTTGATTTTATGACAATCATATCAAAGAATCATATATATAGCTGTTTACACACCGGGATCAAATGACAAATGATCATATTGTCACACATAAATATATAATCCCGAGTGCTTATTGAATAATAAGCATGAGTCAATTTAGAACAATTGTTCGAGAGAGGGATACTCAACTTGCCAATAATTTTAATTTTATATCGTATCTCAATGTTGATCATGAAGATGGAATTGCTAATGATACAATTGAGAGCAGAATTCAAATATATGGCGCAAATAAAATTCCAACCATTCCTCCCAAAACTATCATCAGTATAATCCTGAATACTCTTATAGATCCGTTGCTTTTTTTGCTTGCTTTCTCAGCAACAATTGCGACGGTTTTTGGTATCGTCTTTGAAGCGCAAAGAGAAAATAAAGAATGGATTGAAGGAATTGCTATATGGTTTACAATTACAGTTATTGTGTTCATTGGCGCATATAACGATTATAAACAAGATCGTGCATTCCATAAATTGACCACCGAAAATTCATCTTATATGGTGGGTGTTATCAGAGATGGAGTTGCTCAAGAAATCTCTAACGAGGATCTTCTTGTAGGTGATTTAGTGGTCTTAAACGCAGGAGACAAAGTTCCTACCGACGGTTATCTGCTGCAAACATTTTCTCTTGGAGTGGACGAATCCGCACTCACCGGCGAAAGCATCATTGTGAAGAAATCGTTTGAATCAGATCCTTGGTTTAGGTCTGGTTCCGTTGTATCTGAAGGATATGGTAAGATGATTGTTGTTGCGGTTGGTATTGAATCAGAATACGGAAGAACATTGGCATTGGTTCATAAGGAATCTGAAAAAACCCCACTTCAACGGCGTATCAACCGGTTTGTCAAATGGTGTGGAATTGTTGCCATGCTGGTATCCGCCGCAGTATTTGTGGCATTGATGATCAATTGGGCATCTGAAAATCCACGCTCTTCTTTTGACGAAGGCCCTCTTAAATTTATCGTATTTTCAATTTCCATCCTGGTTGTCGGATTGCCGGAGGGATTGCCCGCCGCAGTAATGATCACGCTGTCTTATTCTATTAAAAAGATGATGAAGGATGGTTTGTTTGTCCGACACTTGTCTGCATGCGAAACTCTGGGGAGCACAACGATGCTGCTCAGTGATAAAACCGGAACATTAACTGAAAATAAAATGACAGTTGTTCGTGGTATATTTGGAAATATTGTGTTTGATACATCTCCTCTTCCAGGAGGAATCGAAGACATATTTGAAGAAGTCCTAAAAAATTGCGCGTTGAACTCAACTGCATATATCAAGGACAACATAGGGATTGGAAGTCAGACCGAGATTGCGATGCTTCGGTTTGTCAATACCTTTGACTCATATGATAAGATTCGTGACTCGAACGTTATTGACGATTTTACGCCATTTTCATCTACAACAAAAATGTCCTCTGCACTTTCAGGAGGCAAAAAATATTCAAAGGGTTCTCCCGAAATTATAATCAATAATTGCTCAATCGTGGCAAGTGCTGATGGACCCATCGAGATGAATGACGAGCTTCGGAATATGTATGCCGGATATGTCAGCGAGATGGCGTCTACGGGTCTTCGAACGGTAGCTCTTTCGGTTGATAACATTTTGCTGGGCGTGTTTGGCATTAAGGATCCGGTCCGTCAAAGTGTTCCTTTCGCGGTGGAGACATGCAAACAAGCCGGCATTGGAGTTATGATGGTCACCGGAGATAATATTCATACGGCCAAGCATATTGCTAATGACATTGGGATGCTCAAACATGGAGACATCTGTCTGGAAGGCGTGGAATTCAGGAAGATGACTAAAGATGCTAAATTGGCAATAGCGCCTAAACTACGGGTTCTGGCGAGATCAACACCAGAGGATAAATATGAATTGGTAAAAATAATGAAAGAACTTGGGCATATAGTAGCGTCTTCGGGAGATGGTGCAAATGATGCTCCCGCTCTCAAAGAAGCTGATGTTGGATGCGCCATGGGAACCGGAACTGATCTTGCCAAGGAAGCGTCCGATATTGTTATCCTCACCGATGATTTTGACTCTATTGTTAATGGAGTTCGTTGGGGACGTAATATTATGGCCAATATTCGCGCATTTATATCTTTCCAAGTCGTGATTAATATTGTGGCATTGACGGTTGTTGCAGTAAGTGCTTTTGCTCGCGGAACAACTCCACTGAATGTAGCTCAACTGTTGTATGTCAACCTTGTTATGGATAGTTTTGCGGCAATAGGTCTTGCGACTGCTCCTCCTACAAATGATTTGATGAAGAAATTTCCTGGGAGCAGGAATCAATTTGTCATTACTCCAACAATGTTGACGTCGATCATACCACATACCGTATATCAAATCACGGCCCAGCTTACTATTTTCTTTGTTGCTCCAATTCTTGCGGACATCACGGACAAACAACTTTCCGGCTTGATGTTCAACACTTTTATTTTTTGCCAAATCTTCAACATCCTCAATGTATCAATGCCTGACTCGGCATTCCCGCCCATCAGGATGTATAAAAAACCAATCATGGCAGTTTGTGCCTTTGGTATGATTGCCTGCCAAGTCATCATCATGTTTTTGGCCAAGAGCATTTTCAAGTTCGATAATATTACTGCAAATATGTGGGGAATCTCAGTCTGCGTTGGAGCGGGAGGTTCAATTATTCATGCAATTGTTCATGGGAGCATTTTTTGGTTGAATTATGAATAAATAAGAATATTAATCATAAAACATATGTAAAAATAATAATTATTCAAAAAAATCATCCCCTTGGGCATCCTCCGCAAATACAGGAGGCCGAGATACTTGTGGGCTCACGAAAGCGCCCGCATATTGAGGAGGTGACGCGCGAGGAACTTGAATTGTTTGCGGTTGAGGTGGTGCAACATATGGAGACGGTATTGGTGCAGACATTGGTATAGGTGGAGGGGCGGTTTGCTGGAGGAGACTTTGTAATTGAGCTACCGCTGCAGCGTTAGGGTCCGCTGGATTGGGAGGCGCATACATTTGAACGGGGGAAGCTGAGAGTTGTTGATCACCCAGAGCAGAAACACCTTGTAGAGAAGATGCAACGCTATTGGCTGGTGATTCCGGGGCAATATTTTCGGGGGATGGCGACAGATCAATTTCTTCGCCATCGATCTGGTCAGTTTGAATACCATCGGCGTCTACGGATCCTCCGAGATATGCCTTGAGGATGTCTTCCGTGGGTAACAGCTCTCTTATAGACGTCTCAACGGAGTTTCTGACAACTGCCAATCGAATTTCACGAGGAGATTTAACGAGTGCAGGATCGAGATAAAATGTCTTGGCCACGTTTACAAAAACTTTATGGACAAAAATATCATCGGCAGGAAGTTTTAATTGAATGTGTGGGCGATGACTGTGGATTTTCACCGAAGATAGAATTTTCACGTATGATACAAATGCCGCGGCAACTAGTTCCGGGAAGTATTTATATTTATTAGTTATTGCAACCACTTGCGCTTCAATCATGCTCTGATTCCATAGGGGGATCTCACGGAGAGATGCTTGAAATTCCTTGGTTGGCTTACCAAATCCTGCGTTTTTCTTTGCTGCCATATACAATTGGTTGATAGTATTGATCGTGAATGGTGCAAAAACATCTGCTAATTGAAATATATATTGATCTTTTGCAGCCACAAGCAAGGGACTCAATTTTTGACTGGCGGACATATTATTATAAAATATATTTTAAAATACGATTTTACACGATAGCAAAATATATTTATTCTCGAGCATATATATTTTTCAAAGTAACTTAATAAAATCAAAATATGAATATCATACAATGAAGCTGATTGTTCTGCTTTCATTACTTGGGCATGTCATTGCTCATGGTAGTGTAAGAGATCCGCCTACTCGTAATATTATTTCTAATAACGATTGCCCCGACTGTCTGAATGCAGGCGGCACAACGGTTGTATATAAAGGCATTCGATCAAAAGCAAGATATGGTATATGCGGTGATCCATGGAACAAGCCAAAAGATCACGAGGTTGGTGGTAAATATTACACCGGAAGAATTGTTAAGACATATAAATCTGGAAATATAATTACTATAAAGTTATCATTTTCTGCAAATCACCAAGGACGCATGTCATTTGGGATTTGCAATCTTCCAGATGGTATATCAAAATCCAAAGAAAAATTATTCACAACACAAAAATGTTTTGATAAAAATGTGCTTCGACGCATTGACGGAAAAGAAGTGTATTCGTATCTAAAAGGAAACGAAGAACAAATCGCGGTAAAGTATCGGCTTCCTAAAGGATTAAAATGCAAACATTGTATTTTACAATGGCGTTGGGAAACAGGAAATTCGTGCTGTCCTTCAGGCACTCGTCGGGTGTATTGTGGTCCGGGAGTGGACCCGTGTTTCAAGTTTACAGTGCCGGAATTATGGCTTAATTGTGCCGATATTCGAATTATTTAATTTATTTCTTCATTGAATTTTTCAAAGCAAGTTTTACAAGTTCCATACGTCTGACCGCCTCCGCTGGATTTGACCTGATATCTGTGTCGACAAGTGGAGCGCGTCTTACATCCTTGGGTTTTTTAGGTATGATAACCTTTTTTATTCCCCAATCTGCATAAACAAAATACGTGTCATTTATTTCTTTATAATTAGATTTGTAACCATAAATTTTCAACTTTTCAGAAATATATCTTGCTGCATGTTTTATATTGATACTCGGACGGCCGAGCATATAGTGAGGAACTCTATACACAACATCTGTTTCGTTTGCTTCTGCTCTACGCCTTATCAACGCAATAACGTTTTCAAAAAGCAATTTATAAGTTGCATGCGAAACTTCTCTTTTTGCCAGGCGAATTTGTTGAGCATCTTGGGCTGATAAAACAACCATTTATATACTATTTTTAATTTTATTTTATTCTTTACATTCCATTGCTACGGTTAGTTTATCATCGGGATTTTTAACAAAATAACCGTCTACAATTGGCACCGGATTTTGCTCAACCACGACAGCCACAAGAGGAATGGGCTCAGGTTCAACTACATTTTCCGGGACTTTCTTAAAAAGAAAAACTACAATAGCAAAGCATGTCAAAGATATTACTAAAATCGCCAAATGTAGTTCCATAAGCATTTTATATAATTATATGTAAATATTCATATGTATGAACAATATTATGCCAAGGTTATATATTGATGGTGTATGCCGGGGTCAAATGACAATTAACTATTCTGTCTGCGGTTATTCCAATTTCCAGAACTCATTCTACCACGAATAAATGCTATGACTTTGTCTGCCACTTCAGGCGATTCATTCCCGGTGGACGTTGCTGTTATATAATGTCGAGTGTTTGAATTACCTGCCTTAATTCTAATATCATAAGAAAGATTTTGAGGATTTTCTTCGTTGAATACATCATTTGACTTGATTTCAATATTAATATCGGGACTGGGGTCAGATCTCATCATATATCTTGCCGGTCGTAATCTTGCTAATCCACTGAATTTTATATCATCCCAAACCATATGTATACCAGGAAGTTCTCTCACTCTGGTAGGTGTTTTTAATAAATAATCTTGTAAAGCATTTATATCAGAAATATTTTTCAGACGTCCATGTCTGTACGGTCTGTTGAGTCTGTTCACCGGTTCACGATTGCCCCAGTTCGAATTATATTCATAATTATTATTAGAATTATCATTGGAATTATTATTAGAATTATTATTAGAATTATCATTATCATTACTACGCCAATTATTAAGGGTATTTGGGATAATGTTATTATTATTATTAGAGTTATTTATTTTCCGTTCGACCTTTGTTCCGTTTTTATTAGTGAATATCTGGTTAATTTCTGTATCTGTAATTTTGCGACGTGAATGAGGTATTGTGTTTTTGCCACCATTTAACCACGTTCGTAATCCATCCTTAGCATACCATTGCTTGTTCAATTCGATGCCGTCGACTTTCTTCGTCTTATTTAAGGATATGGGATCAACAAATGTTTTGTCATCTTTTTCAACCTCTTTCACAAAACGTCCCGTCTTTGGATTCAATATTTTCCCGGGAGGGGGTGTTATATTGTTTTTCTTCAATGTTGCCATTAATTTGCTTGATATGTTTGTGTTCAAATCCGCCAGAACTAGTTTTTGTTTCTTTCCGTTTATAGATTTTGTGAAGAATCCCGATAGAGGATTTTTAAGTTCTAAAGTATGAAAAACTTCTTGATTTTTATATTTTATTCCTGTGGAAACCTCTTTGCCCATGTATAATATATATATATTTTATATATGGGGCAAATAATATTTTTTTAATATTTAATATAGTAAATGTGGTTGTTCATTCTTGCTCTTTTAATATTAGTTATATATAAATATCGAGGATATATAAAAAAGGCATCTTCAAATTTGAAGTCGCGGGGAATAGGAATAGATATGAAACATTTTGAAACTTCATATCCAACGTATTATACTAGAATATATAAACACTTGGATATATTCAATAAAACCTACCAAAAATCATTTGAATATGAACGCGTTTCTCCTGCACTGATCATAAAATTGTTTTCTGTTCGCGATGATGTTTTGTATAATATTTCTGAAATAAGATTGAGATTGCCCAACGATTTGGTCATGGAGAAAGAGGTTGCGAAGATGTACGAAGAGACTGACCGCAAGCTCATGGAATATATCACCGACGTTAAGGCTCGTTTTCATATGAATATATACCCCGGCCAAACAAGCTCCGCGTTTCAAGCGATGGATTATAGAGCAAGCAACGATGTCGTGTCATGATGTTTTGATCAGATTACCAAATGTGTTCAAGCCGAGCGAGCGTTCTAATGTTGATTTTCCCTTTGCTGCTGGTTTTGGACGTCTGAGTTTTAGGGAATCGTTGACTATTGTGGAGGGTTCGAGCACTAGAGATTTGTCCTCTTGTTTTGTGAATTTATTATCAAACTTATATTCATGTGCGTCGTAAGGTATCACCTTTACGAGCTTTGCATAATTGATCACATAGTCCATGTTTGGTTGAGGATTTCTAAATTCTTCGATGTTGAGATGCCCTCCAAAAGCTTTGAGAGTCATTCTTGGAGGCGCGGGGATAACGGGGTCCATGAGTCCGGTTATCATTTTACGATAATGGCGTATATTCAGCTGATGGGTTCCGGATAATACTCTAGACATGTCATCTCTCGAGTATCCTTTTATGCATTCCCACGAACAGAACTGGCCGCCTACTACAAATTTACCGTTTGTATTTAATTTGAATGGGTATTGGAGAGTTTTACATGTAATAGTATGGCAGCAATGCCAGCAAAGTTTTTCCACAAATTGTTCTTGAACTTCATTTTTTTTTTGATAATCAAGAACATCATAAGTATTCAAAATAACTGACCAACTGTCTATAATTTCATGCATTTTGAATATTTTATTATATTTTTATTAAGTTCTTAAAACTCAGCGTCAAGACCGAATATATTATCTTCAACGTTCATAACTCCTGCACGTTGATATTCTGATACCTTCTTTTCGAAGAAGTTAGTTTTTCCCTGCAGCGAAATAAGTTCCATGAAATCAAATGGATTTTTTGAATTATATTTTTTAGAATAACCAAGAGACATCAAAATACGATCGGCAACAAATTCTATATATTGTGCCATCAAATCTGAATTCATGCCAATCATCCTGCATGGAATTGCGTCACAAATAAACTCCTTTTCATTTTTAACGGCCTCGTCGACAATATTAACAACAGTTTCCAGTGGAAGTTTATGGTTGAGTTTAGAATACATCATCTCACCAAATTGTTGGTGCAAGCCTTCGTCTCGCGAAATAAATTCGTTGCTCAGTCCCAGCCCTGGCATAATACCTCGGTTTCTAAGCCAAAAGATAGCGCAAAAACTTCCAGAAAATAACAGTCCTTCCACGCAAATCCACGCGACTAGACGTTCGGCAAATGTTTTGCTAGGATCGAGCCATTTTTGTGCCCAAGCAAATTTCTTCTTAACCGCGGGAATTGTTTCAATCGCTTCAAAAAGACTATTGCGCTCGGCTTCGTCGGAAATGAGTGCGTCGATCATGAGAGCATACATTTCAGAGTGAATTGATTCGTTGAATGTTTGATATGCATAAAATTGCCGAGCTTCAGGAATTGTAATTTCGTGCGAAAAATTCATTTGTATATTTTCCATAACAATTCCATCACTGCCAGCAAAAAAGCCAAGGATGTGCTTGATGAAATGACGTTCGTCGTCGTTGAGCTTATCGCGCCAGTCAATTACGTCTTTATCTAGAGGAACCTCCTCTGTCGTCCAGAATGATGCCACTGCTTGCTTGTACATCTTCCAAAGATCTGGATATTGAATGGGAAACGCGGAATATTTGCGACAACCGTTATCAGCAAGAATTGGTTCTGCCATTATTATTGTAATAATAGAACAAAATAAATATGAATAGATGACGATATGATCTAACTAAATGTAACAACCACATGTGTATATACGGATTGACAACTTTTGATTGCTGCTTTTGAGAGTTCTTTGCGTTTGCTATCAGTTCCTGTAGAATTCTTACGTTGTTTCATTGATGCCGTCATATCTGATTCTATTTCATCAATGTGTTTCATGCACTCGTCGATCAGACCATTTTTTATGACCCACCTGAAGAAGTTCAGCTGGCCGATTGTGGTAGAAAATTCAATTCCTTTATGATCTTTACATGTTATACGATCTCCGCGATTAAACGAGTCAAACATTCTTTTACTATAGCTCTTGAGCTGTGACTTATATTCCATAAATATGTTAAATAATTTCCCGGACGTTGTTGTGAACATCACGTTGTTTTTCTTTGAATAATTACCAATGAACCAGTCGAGGGTTCTCAAACTTATCACATCATTCTTTATTATTCTTGTCATAACTTCCATGTTATCATCTTCCTCAAAAAACTCTCGGAGTGTAACCTCGAGAAAACTTCGAGGATCGACTGTGTAAGCCATTCTTATGATATATAATGATTTTTTGTTAAGTTATTTTCACACATTATCTTTGCGACTCATCCATGGATCATCTGCACCAAACACTTTCTCTATGGTGTCTTTCTCTATAATATCCTCGGGCTCTTCCTCCACAATAGTCTCTTTGGTAAACTTGGGCATGATCTCCGGGGATGGGAGAGGACCGGTAGGAGGAGAAATTCGTTCACTGGGTGTTAGATGAGCATCCAAACCGTCTTTCATAACCTTTTCTTTGCGATCGTTGAAAATCTCCTTAGCCGACCTCTGACTTTCTGCATATCCCGACATAAGCTCTTGCAGGAATGTCTCCTGGTATTCCTGGGTTTGAACCGCCATCGGATCAGGAGGGATAGGGCACCATTGATACATTGCCACGAGGAAAATGTCCACAATATTATCGCCGGAACGCTGAAGACGTTTTACATATACTTTTGCCTCCTCTTCGGTGTTAAATACTCCGCGGATCTTCATGGCAAACTGTCCCGACTTCTGACGGCAAAATTCGGGACCCACAAACGAAACCAAGGCATATTGTTGTCCTGGAATTGTGAGGTAATCAGGTTCCAGAGTAAGACCAACGGGAAGATCAACAACTGTGTTGGTGGCCATTGTGGTTCTAAGATATCCAGATATTTTTTGTTAAGTTATTTTACGCATATCCAAATGTTTGAGAAATAGCAGATCCTCTATGAAATTTAGGTTCTTTTTTGGTCGATTTTTTTTTGGGTGCAGGTTTGTTCTTTGCACGCATTTCTATGCTTTCAATCGACATATATTCTTTAATGCTTTCCGACGGCATTAGAGGTGGTGGCAAGCTTTTCTTGATTTCTTCAGGGAATAATTCATCAATGATCTTGGCCGACACGTTTATGTGTTCTCCTCTATATTCAGAGCATCTGTGTTCGTCGTCATCTTTTCGTGAATAACAGCACTGCCGCATGCCTGCCCGACTGATCAAAAAATACGTGTTTGACGATTTATGTTCGCGGCCTACATTTTGGCAAAATTTAGAAGAATGGCGAAACATATAAGCATGTTCCGTGCGAACTACGCCGGTTATATTCCCCACATATTTATCTGGTATCAATTTGGTAATTTCTTTTATCACGTCGGCATATTCACGAAGAGAAACATGAGAGAAATGTGTGGATTCGACCGGAGAAGCATCATTAATATCGATAGTAGAATCCCGTAATTTTGTAGGAGTTCCCTTTGTGCGAAGACACGTTCTGACCACCATTTCTTTGATCAATGACAATGATTTGATAATCTCATCTGGATTGATCATATGCTCAATGATATCAGATTCATTGCTATCAAATATATATTCAATCCTCGGAACATATACTCTTTTTAGATCATCTTGTTTTGCCGCCCATATTGGCCTCATTCCAGATCCCTTGAATACTGCAGAGTCCACAATATGGTCCCAAGAATTCACAAACGGATTCTCTTCCATTGCCAAAAGTTCAAGGATCTTGCCGCGAACATGCAGCGCAGTTGAAGATGTCGCAAATATGTTGTCAAAAGTTATGTGGATCCCAAGTTTCACCCCATCTTTAGTTTTTTTTGGAATGTTAGAGATGCAAATGACAGCAGCGCTCTTTATAACGTCAAACAAAAACACCGTTGCCAAACATATCGTGTGAATAATATGTTTCACATCATCTGGTAATTCTCCGGTAGACATGCAGGTTGCTATGTCGGAATTTTTTACGATAATATCCAAATCGTAAAACATCCTGAATATCCTGGGTTTATATTCCACAACACATGATGGTCGTCCTCTTTGTAATATTCCTTTGGAGTATTCGTGATTGAAATCATCTTGGGAATTTTCCGGGACTGAAAGAACTCCTTTATCGAGAAGGAGATGACTTACCGGATTATTTGTTCTTCCAAAATACTTCCGGGCACGTGCCCATTTATAGATATGAACTTCGTTTGACATATTTACTTTTAGAATATTAATTTGTTATTTATATTTTTTATGAACGATATGGTTATTTGATCCCGGCGTTATATCGTCAAATTATCATATAAATAACTTAACTGTAATTATATTATAATTGTAAAATGTGTGACCAAGTGTATGACAAAGTGTGTGATGACCGTATCGACCCATATCTTTGTGTGTATGCATCTCAAGGCGCTGCCGCTATTGGAGAAAATAAGCATAAGAAACCATGTGATGCCGCTGAAATATTTTGGGAGCGAGCGCATATTCGGAGTTATCGGGCTGCCATGAAAAGAAACACCATCATGACATCCGACGAGATTATTGATCGCTTGGAAAAAAATCATCCGAGATTAGTCAAGATCATGGAAAAGGCTGGGAAAGATGAGGAGTCGTCTACGGACGTTGCCAAGAAATATACTTCATTGTCAACCGAGTTTACACAATACGCAAACGCAAATTATATTTCGCAAGACTTTTATTCCGTGGTGGATGACGCAATCCGCAAGACAACATATACAGCATATGGCAATGCGCAAGAGTCTAAGGTCTTCGATTATATAAATAACACTCTGAAAATGGATGTCGTTGAGGACCCCAGCTTTTATAAATCGCAAGCTGGAGTTATCAACAACAAATACGGATCATTTCCATGGTTCATTGGCGGAAAAATTGATGGAATTACAAAGGATCGTAAAACACTTGTGGAGATTAAAAACCGAGTCAATCGTCTTTTTAAAATTATTCCTTCTTATGAATCGGTGCAGATCCAGATGTATTTGGAGCTTCTTGATATTGACAAAGCTGTTCTTGTAGAATGTCTGAAAACAAAAGAATATGAGGTGCTTCACGAAGATGTCAATGTCATATCGATTAATCGAGATTCAGATTCTTGGAAAGCAAATATATTTCCACGGATCGAAGGATTTGTTGACTTTGTTATTCATTTGATCCATGATGAGGCACTACAGGACAAATATCTCAATTCTAAAAGAAAGTCCGCAATGATATCTTCACATATTTCGGCACGTATAAAAAAAATGAATTTGTAAAATGCTCATATAACAAACACAATGTCGTCATAAACACATCATAGAGGGGAAGCAAATAAATTTGTCAGAATATAGAAGAATGATGGAAGCTATGTATTTTATATAAAAATTTAAATATATTTATATAATAAGAGCATGAGCAATAAAAATATAATTAATTTCCCCCCGGATTTATGGGGCAATTCATTCTGGTTCGTAATCCATCTTTCCAGCTTGCGATATCCTATGAATCCAACCGCCGATGATAAAACACATTTTGCAGACTTTTATAAAAATTTACAATATACTTTGCCATGTGATGGCTGTTGTAAGGGATTTAAAAAAGTGCTTGAAATAACTAAATTTGGAGCCAAGGACCTAAAAAATAGAGATGCATTATTTGCTTGGACGGTAAAGGCGCATGCTCTTGTCAACGCAAAATTAGGTAAAACTCCTCGTGACGATCCAGAATTCTGGAAGAAGCAATATTTAGCTCTTGCTTTATGAAAACCACGACGAAGGTCCCCAAAGTTTAGGATCAAAGTTTATATTGTCAGCTGTAGTTATTTACATGAGATACCGATTTTATTTTGTAATATATTCTTCTTTTACGCCAAAGTTTTTTAGAGCCATCCTGGAGGCACATTGTTCGGCATCTTTTCTGGATCGTCCCGTTCCTTCTCCCACTTTTTTATTATTTAGAAGAACATCTACGATAAAATGAGGATCTGCGCCCCCTTTCTCGTATGTAGTGACAAATTCAGGTCTTCCTAGATCAATACTCCTCGAATACTTAAGCAGACGATCTTTATAATTCGTGTCTGTCATAATATCATGCATATTTCCGTGTTTTTGTAATGCGGACATGAAAAATTGTCTCGCGGCTGGAATTCCTAGATCAAGATATATAGCACCAATGAGAGCTTCGAGCACGTCTTCTACTATTCTTGGGTTTTTATACCACCCTCGATGCAACCCTTTTTGATTCATTATAATGAAATTGTGAAGACCAAGATCGATAGCAAGTTTGGAAAGAAATTTACCTCCCACTAGCTTGGTTCTAAGACGTGTCAACACCCCTTCTCCTTCTCCTGGAAAATTGTCATACAGGTATTTTGCAACAATAAAGCCAAGCACAGAATCTCCTACGAATTCTAGTGTTTCATATGTTTTACCGTTTTCCTCTATGGAATTATAAGAGAAAGCGGTGAAATAATAATCAAAATTGATGATAGGAAATCCAATTAATTTTTCAACATCTGATTGCGAAAATAAACGTCCACTTGGCGTAGAAGGAGGCCCGAGAAATTCCTCTGAATCTTCCATATGATAGAGATTATGTTTTTGTTAAGTTAATGGGTAAAGTGTCGATATGTGACGGATTTGACCATATCGACACATCGCCCTATGAATATATGTAATAACTTAACGAATAATATATCAGGATATACTAATGGGTTCTGCACGCAAGAATGACCCACAGACAGACAAAAATAAAGATGAGGAACGTGAGCAAACCATTGCCACGCTGATCAAAAAATTATCACCAGGAGAAGTAGTGGAGAAGTTGAATGAAATCATGGACAATTGGAGATTGAATGATGTGGGAGCCACATTCGAAATGCAAACATCGCATATGTTCACGGCACTCGGGGCGGATTTCAATGACGATTTGTTCACTTCCATTGCTTCTGATCAAGGTTCTTATGGCATGAAGCAGATTGACGATAAGATCGCAGAGTGTGAAATTGAAGCAATCTCGTTGTATCATCGTCTTCGCGAATTGAATCTCATGCCTAGTCCAAAAAACGAAGATACGGCAAAGGCTTTAAATCTCAAGAAGATCACCAAAATTCTCGAGACAATTTTTTATGCCAAAAAGGTTGTCTTGAGCGCATATCAAGCAAAACTTGCCGTTCATCAATTGCATAATGCAGATGGAGTTCTTGACCTAGATAATGATCTAGATATGCAGCTTGGCAGCTGGTCTCTCAGATTTAGATTCATAGATGGTGATGTGAGTTCGTTTCAAGAACTATTGCTATTCTTGCTAGATAGCGCCATGGAGAAAAAATATAGAAAATATGGAGATTGGCTATATGAACCGATTATAATTGACGGACGGGACATGCATTCATGGCGGGCAGTTATGGAGATCAAAGATTATGTATATTCGCGTCTTCGCAAAGAAATCAGTTGGAAACAATGGTCCAACGCTACTCAAAACATGAAAAACATTTCTTCTGCCGTAGAATATCTGACATATTGCCATGATTATCAAATTCCATTCCTTCACAAATCGCGCGGAGTATATTCGTTTTATAACGGAGTATATATTGCATCTGAGGATCGTTTCCATTGCTTTGAAACAGAAACAGAACCTCTATCAGATTCTGTCGTCTCGTGCAAATTTGTAGAAGGCGATTTTGACAACACTCAATATGACGATTGGTTTGATATTCCCACCCCCAATCTAGATTCTATTGCAAAACATCAAGAATGGGACAAAGATGTTCAACGGTGGCTCTTTGCCATGATTGGCAGATGCTTGTATCCCGTAAACGAGATGGACTCGTGGCAAGTCGTGCCATTTTTCCTTGGTCTTGCCGCCACGGGAAAGTCGACGATCATTCTCAAAGTCATCAAAAACTTATTTGAAACCGTAGATGTTGGGATCCTTTCAAACAACATTGAACGTAAATTCGGTATTTCGGCATTTCACGACAAATATCTTGTGGTTGCTCCGGAGATCAAAAACGATCTGGCTATTGAACAAGCGGAATTCCAGTCGTTGGTATCTGGAGAAGAAGTTCAAGTCAATGTTAAGCACAAAAAAGCATTTATGCAGGAATGGAGCGTCCCAATGGCGTTGGCAGGAAACGAAGTGCCAGGATGGGCCGATAACGGAGGTTCGATTCAACGGCGTATTATGGTATTTGAATTCAAGAAACCAGTCCATGGAGGCGATATGAAATTGGGCGAAAAATTGAACACAGAACTGCCAAACATTCTTAAAAAGTGCAATCGCGCATATCTGGAAATGGCCGACAAATATTCCGACGTAAATATTTGGACGGTTCTACCTGAGTATTTCATCAACACAAGAGATACATTGGCGCGCGCCACAAACTTTGTGGTAAACTTTATGTCGTCGGAAGCCGTCGTGATAGACAAAAACGAAGTATGCTCTTTTGCAGAATTCAAATTTGCGCTTAAAGAACACGCAGCTTCAAACAGTCTTCACACAAAACAACTGACCGATGACGTATTTGACGGTCCATTCGCAAAATTCAATATCAAGAAACTCGGAACTCAAACACTGGTATACAATGGTAAGAAAGTCACGACTGAATTTATCGGAGGATGTGCACTCAAAATTCATAAACTAGAAATTCAGGAAAATATCATGTGAAAAAAAAATATTTTGATTATATAAATAATGTTCAACGCAATAATCACATTGGCCATCATATTGATGGTATTATATATGGTATTTTCTGAGACTAAATTCTTGTTCGCCAAACCGTCTGGATGTAAAAAGATAGTAATGCCGAAAACAATTACCGAAGCAAAGAAAGCATTAAATTCCGCAGTATCAAAAGTGAAAGCGGAAACCGCAAATATAAAAAAGCTCATACAGAATAAAGCACCTCCTCCCAAACCACTTCTCATTTCTAACCCGATCGAACATGTCAAAGCTACTACAAATGTTGTTATAGGCTCAAACGCAATCCAAGATACTATTGATGAAGATTTACCGTTTGCAGACTATGCCGGAAATCCCATCGTCAAAAAGGCAGAATTAGGACTCATTGAAGGAGTGAGACCACCCACATATGCCGATCCCCGTGTTATGAATCCAACTTTGGCATCAGCGCCCATACAATTTTCCGATCCCTCCGAGTTTGGTTCATTTGGCGTTACCGAAAATCTAGCATTTACCGGAGATAATGATAAACAGAGTACCACAAATGCAGAGGTCACATCTGTCCGCACCCTTGAAGGTTTTGAAGGATATGAAGCAAACGGAGCCATGCTGGTCATGGACGGGAAAATTGTAAAAGACGCATGCGAATTACCGTCGTATCAGCTAAAAGGAATTCAACCTCACACAACATTACCAATGCGGAATTTAAGCAACCCACCTCCCGTTATTGAAGACCTCGTTGAAAATGATATGTTTGATGGTTTGCAAGGATTCCCTATCGACGAACAGATCGACATGCTCACACCCCCCGGAACTGCCACCCCATGGTCTGAATTTGCTTCAATCAATTATGGGTATCCGCAATAATTACACGATGAAAATATTTTGTCAAAGATTATAATATTCGACAAAATATCAATACTATTTTATTGTATATATTAATGCATCCGGAGAAGAGTGCGCCAAAAATGTCTTCTGGTGAGAAAGCTGCAGCTAAGAAAGAACAGGCAAAAATTAACAAAGCCAAGGCCAATCCAGAGCTTGCAGCTGAAAATAAAGCAAAAGCCGATGCTAAGAGACTTCGTCGTAAAGAATCAGGATCAACTAAATCATTCAAATGATTATTCTTCGTCTTCAGCACCAACGGGCACAAGCTCATCTTTGGTGTCTTCTTCTAGATCTTCGAGGCCAGTCTGCACTTCCTTTATGTAATCCTGAGTTACCGCTGCCATCAAAGGCTCTCTCTCCTCTTGCATATGTGTAAGAACGGGAGTCATATTGTCTTCGGAATCCTTTGATGTCATCTTCTTCCAGAGGAAGTATCCTCCAACCAGCACAAGAATAACAACGGCAAATAGCACGGGCTTGGGGATGGACCCAAAAAATTCCTGGACTTGCTCTATGAACTGCATTGATATACTCAAATATATTTTTTATTTTTTAAAAAATAACCGTTATGATAATGAAGACTCGTTTTGCTCTGGCAGGATGTTGCGTCGCAGCGTATTTACACTTGATTAAAATGAAGAAATATAACCCTACGGAAGTTGATGAATTTTTGAAGTTGTATTCACATTTTGATTAGTTTGTTCTCGGGATCAACATAAATTTATAAACAACAGATGCAGCCTTAAAAAAATAAAATTGATTCTTATTTGAAAATTTATAAAATCCTATAAGGTTTATTGGAACCCAATACATGGAACCCTCAGCAAGCGCCGGTCCCATTGTCTTAGATATTTTACCCGATATATCGGAACATTTATTTTGAAGCGCAAGATCCCAAGCGATTGCTAACGATATATTAATCGGAGCGAACAAAAATTGATTGGACATTGTCTTCTTAGCAAGAACATCTATAGTATTTCCCGGGAAAGCAGACCCGATCGTCTTAAAATACCATACTTGAGGAATTGCGCTCCAAGCAGCATATGATCCAACACGTAATGTTCTTCCTATATTGTATCGCTTTTTAGAACGTAATTGCAAGGTGCAATCGACCCCTGTGGAAACAATTGCCGATACCAATACCGCTTTGTAAATATTCATATAACATTTCATACAACTTCTATATATATATATTTAAAATCAACGATATATACGACATAATTATGCCATGATACTTTGCGCAAGCTGGATTCCTTCTGCAACAACCATGTGAAGTTCTCGCTCGAATAGATATCCGAAATCCTCAAGTTCTACCTCAAGTTCATAAACTTCTTCGATATCATTTTGAATTGGTATAATCTCGACTCGAGTGAAATCAATTCTCCAAGGACCTTGTTTAAAGGAAGTCCGATGCTTTGTCCTTTGCATCACAAAAGAATTTGGAGAAGCAGCATTATCTTCTCTATTCTCAATTGCTAATGACGAACGGATTGCAAATTTTCCTGATATATCTATATCATTTGCAATCTTCTTTTTATATTCCATATAATTCCCAGATGAAGTTGTAACATGACGAGCGGATCCGTCGGGTCTCGAATTAATATATTTGTCAATGGTCAGACTATCAATTCCTCCTGATAATTTGTTCTTAGCATTTGCCCATGCAAACTTGGGAATGTTCGATTTAAATCCCGTTGAAGATTTAAATCCAATTCTAAATTCTAATTCCAAAGTGCGAATATCATGCTTGTGGACAGTGTCTCGCAGCACTTCTAAGAAACTCATTTATAATATTAAAATAATTTTTGATTAAGTTATTCATGTGTCGATATACATATTACAATTTTTGAACATTTTTTTTTGGATTATTATTCAATCCGATCGAAAATTGGGAACGAAGGTACCGGCCGATCGCGAACCCGATAACAAGCCATGCGATGAACGCGAACAAAATGTACCATAAGAAATGCATTATAAGTATAACAAATATTATATATCACATTAATAATGAATATGGTTCACATATGAGAACGTGCCCACCCAACTACTTTTACAGCATCGCGAGGCCCTTTGTATTTCTTTAATATCCGATCATTACCGAGAAAGAAAAGCTCAGGAAATCCAGTCACTTTAAAAGTGTCCATAATCTTTTGATGTTTTTCCGCGTCGGCAACATATATTGGAAAAGATTTTTTCAACATATTTTGCGCTTTTTTTACATGCGGTGCAAAATCATGACAATGCCCACAACGTTCGGATTTACACAATATCAGACATGGAGTCTGAAGATCTCGTCTAAACGGAATGAATGACTCAAATGACGGCGACATACACAAATAGAATATTATTTTATACTTTAAATATCAGCAGGATTCCCGTAACTGCGTTCCTCATATATTATTTGTTATTTCAAATATTCAATAATATACTTAATTATATAATTGTATTGTTGATATGAATAATCATCATATCGACAAACATATATATGTTATAAAATAATTTATGATGATGGATTTAAATACGCTCTTTCCTGCCGAGTATCATTGCCAGCAATAAATTTATTGGATGACGCGGCAAGAGGGACATTTTGGACCGACCAGGTATATGGAATTGGTGAAATATCTGCAATTAAATTTCTGGACTTACTTCCGCGAAGAGATGAATCAAATCCGCGAACGAGCTCGTCGTTTTGTTTAATATTATATATGATTCCGTCTCCTTGACCCAAATAAGGTGCCGTACCGTATCCATCTGTCATAGTGTCCGCAAAGCCTCCTTCTGATTTTCTGCAATAACGAGACATCTTCGGGACCACAACTCGATAATATTCTTTTGCGGCCTCGGTGCTTAACCCCATTCTTAGGAGCCCCCAAATAGCCTGATCTTTAGCCTGGCTGGGCTGGCTTTCCGTCATGGCATATTTATAAGCATAAGTTGAAAATGGATTGTCTGCAAGAGGTATTTCATTGAACAATACCTTGGGATTTTTTTGTGCAGTCTTCATATGTTATATAATGATATATTTTATTTTATTTTTTAATTAAATATTTAATTATATAAATGGCAGAGTTTGCGACGATCGCATTGGGAACGCTGGGTGCTTTAATCTTCAGAAATCATATAGAAAATGCTGAGGTTGTGTCTCCTATAAACAATAAAAAATATAGAGTGCTGAAAAGAGAGAATTATATTGATGCGGCAAACACTCTTGCCGTTTTAGAAGATCGTGCACGGATGTTCATAATAGAAGCGACGGCCAAATATCCTGACGATGTTACTCTCAAACGAATTCAAAAATACTGGACAGGAACAATTTCTGAAATCCCACAAAGCGAAACAATAGCGTATGCTTTGGAAAAGAAAGACTTGTTTATGTGCGTGCGAGATGACAATGGAAATATCCAAAATACGGATGATTTACTCTTCGTTTTGCTGCACGAATTAAGTCATATAATGAATAGTAGTTATGGGCACGACGAAAGGTTTTGGAAACAATTTAAAAAGGTTCTGGAGATGGCGAACGATCTGGGCTATCTTCCATATGAAAATTATGATCAAAAATCAGTAAAGGTTTGCGGTAAAACAATCACATCAAATCCGGCAACGTGCGTCTTCAATGGAACATGTGTGTCAGAATTGAAGCCAATACGCCCAATGTAAATCAACGAGAACCACCGAGGATCCTTCCATGAGTCAAAATTGTACTTCCCCCACCGTTATTAATATAATCGCCACACGTTAATTCTATCAGCATTGAATGATCATTCCCGGCTGAAATTGGTATAATATTCCCACGGGAATCTGTGAATGATATGTTTAGTTTATCTATAGACGCTATTGGATTCTGCAGAATAGTAGGAGGAACACTGACGCTGAGTGAATCGATATAGAAATTATTTGAAATTTGCAGCACCAGAGGAAGTTTAGCAAAGCAAAAATAAGTACCACCGGAATTAGAAGTCCCGTCGACTTGATTCAAATTATCGATTTTAACAAATATATTTCGCCTTGTCGTAGCAAATTCCGGTATAGTTATATTAACAAGTCTCGCTTCCCACACATTCCTGTATCTGGAAGCTAACGGTATTTGATATTGTGATGGAGTTGGATATGCCGTTATATCTCTGCCTGCCGAATCAATATTTATAATATGCTTTGTTAACACCATTTATTAATTGCACATATTATTTTTACCGAGATCCTCCCAGAATCCTTCCATGATTTGTGATCGTACTTCCGCCGCCATTGTTCACGTAATCGCCGCATGTCAATTGGATCATCATCGTATGATCATTCCCGGCGTTAGGGATTGGTATCAGATTGCCGAGTGAATCTGTCATCGATATGCTTAGTTTGTCCAAGGATGCTATAGGATTCTGCAGTATATTATCCGGGATACTAAAGTTCAACGAATCTATGAAGAAAATATTTCCACGCTCGCTGAATAATGGGACTTTGGCAAAATAAGAGTTTACACCGCTGGGGCCAACGTCATCTATAAAATTTAGTTCATTTATTTTGATATATACGTATTTTCTTTGTGGCAGCACGTCTGGAAAATCCAGTTGCAAAAGGCGAGCTTCGTGAATATTTCTATATTTACTGGGCAATGTTATCTGATATTGTGCTGGAGAAGGATATGCAGCCGTATCTCTGAACGTGGAATCTATATTTATGATGTGTTGAGTTAACGGCATTTACTTTTACGTATATTATTTTTATAAATATAATTATGTCCAGAGAAAAATAAAATAAATAATATTATATTAGAATAGATAAAGATGTCTGGCGGACTCATTCAATTAGTTGCATATGGGGCTCAAGATGTATATCTTACAGGATCTCCAAAAGTATCTTTTTGGAGAGCAAAATTCTCAAAATATAGCAATTTTGCAATTGAATCTATTGAACAAGATATACTTGGACATGTTGGCTCTAATCAAGAAATTTCATTGATATTGAAAAGAAATGGCGATCTTGTTTCGGGCATAAATTTTGAAATAACTCTCAAAAGAGGACCTTCAGATCCCGAAGACCCCCTTGCATATTATTCGGCCGAGCAACTGCTTGATCATTTAGAAGTGTACATAGGAGGGCAAAAAATAATGGAATTTGGTCACGAATGGTTCAGGATGTATTGGGAATTAAAATTGACATATGAGCAGGAGATTGCTTATAATAATATGGTAAACTGGGGAAATGAAAAAGAAGGCTATACTAGAACGTTTCATATTCCCATACCTTTTTGGTTTAACTCTTTAAACATTAGTCAAGCGCTCCCCCTCATCGCTCTTCAGTATCATGATGTAGAAATCAAAATAAGATTATGCGACTTTAATAATCTCGACGGAATTGACACATCATATATTCCAAAAATGCGTTGTTATGCCAATTATACATTTTTAGATACGGCAGAAAGAGTGTGGTTTGCTTCAAATTCTCATGAATATATAATAGAACAAATACAAACTAATAATTTCAACATCAAAGTAGACGAGCTGCAACATGCTTATAATCTTAATCTGAATTTTAACCACCCGTGTTCCAGCTTGATATGGTGTTTTACTCCGGGGACAGCGTATCATGGGCAATATACCAGCGTGGCCGGCGAACAAGATGCGGAAATATTAGCGGTGATGGAATATGCTACTCTGTATTTTAATGGAGTAGAACGTTTTTCAACTAGAAGGGGATCTTATTTTTCCAACGAATCTACTTGGACTGGGTTTGAAGGATCTTATACATCTTCTGGAATATGTGCCTATCCATTTGGAGTCAAATGCGGATGGCCGGAACCCTCTGGCACTTGTAATTTCTCGCGACTTGACACAGCCACTCTGCGTATTGGAACCAAGGCAGCAGTTGTTGCGGACACGACGGTTCCTGGCAATGTTTCCGAGTCGATGACTACGGTTGGGGCAAATATTTTAAACACAGTTCTTGTGTTTGCCCCGAATTACAACATCCTTCGTATCCAGTCGGGCATGGCTGGCTTAGCATACTCGAGCTAAAATCTTATCGAAAAAATAAAATATATCATTATAATAATTAAATGGATTCGCGATTAAGCGATGCATATAATAGACGTGCAGCATTACTCACGATGATCCCCGGTGGTTTTGCTGGAATTGCAATGAACACGAACGAAGGTGGAGAACCGTCCATATCAACTCCAGTGAAGGGAATGATCAAGAAGAATCCAAACACCAATATGCAGCTGGTTCCGACCACAAATGAATTGGCAATCATTCGCGAAAAAGTTGTCAAAAGATACGAAAAAAATCCACTGGCATCAACATCGACATTCACCGGCGTTCTGAAAGCAAAAACATTAAACGCAAAAATTACCAATGTTAAAAAAAGTGCACTGCCAGTGGAAAACTTTGACATCATCGGGTCCGAGAAATATTTTGAACCTCCTGTGCTATGGCAAACGTCAATAGGACTTCCGGCTAGACTATTTGGTCGGTCGGATGCCATTAGATACAACCGGTAAGCTAAAATACGATGATCGTCATGAGGGCAAAATGTCGATACGGGAAAATTATTGATATTTCCCAATTGAATTTATCAATATTTGAATTATAATCCCAATTAAATGTAATCATATCGTTACTCACTTATAACCCAAAGAGTATGCTAAAACGTCATGGGTTTCTTCGTTACGCATTTTTGGCACTCTTGTGAGTCTTTGATCGATGACAAAATTTTCTTTGGGAAAATTCATGCGATTGACGGACATCTGTGTAATTGCATATGCAGCTATCCATAAAAATACAATAATTGCTATGATTATGTAAACGTTCTTGTTCATTTATATAATCAAATATTTTTTAATTAAATCACAACACATAATAATCTTCTTCTTCTGCGTCCAGTTCGTCAATATCTAGCATTGCAATATCATCTTCGGCATCATTCCCGCCTGTTTCATAAGTATCATCGTCGTCAAACGTAACATCCCCTGGCAGATTTAAATCATTTTCGGCGTCGTCTCCTGCAAATGTGTCATCATCATATACGGCATCATCATCCGCCGCAATATCCTCATCTTCGTAAGCATATTCTAAATTTGTATCAATAAGATCATCTTCTGCATCCTCGCTATAGTAATCGTCGGGCATTTGATACATCTCATCCTCGGTATCCACAAGAACGCCCGCCATCCCAGCGGAGCATGTGCTGCATCCAGCCATCTCGTAGTCATAATATTTTTCTTTGGTCATGTTTTTAAAAAGCATAACGAATGCAATGATGACAATCAAAGCGCTGGCAATCAGCATCCAGTTTTGTTTCAAAAAACTAATTACCGTCATAATATTATATATATGTTATATATATATTATTTTTAATATGAAAATAATAATACCACAAATTAGAATAATTCCGACCGACTCGGGTTTTGTCCGTGGGCAACGAGATGTGACATTTGATCTAAATACAAAAAATGCCGACGAGTTCGGATCTCAAAAAATAGATAATAGTTTCTTGAAAAGACAGAGTGATTTTTATATGAAACTTGACGACTATGACCTGTATACGCTGACAATATATACGAATCGATCCCATCAATGGATTACTCCGTTCATAAGATCCGGCAAGCTCCCAGGAACCGCGGAATTAAAGATGGTTGTTCAAGATGGTTTGCTGGCACCTTTGTTTTTTCAGATCAAGAAAATGGCTGATCAAAAAATTAAACTTTTCGGAAAAAAATCACTTTCCAATGAGATGTTCTCGGACAAAGATCATCGCGAATACGTGAGAAACATGTTTACGGATCCTAATACACCGCTCGGAACGAGATATGTAGCATATCAAATGCTACTTCGTGGAAATGATTTCTCGGACAGAACTATGAAGATGGCTTTGACAACTTATGTGAAGGACCTCACGAGAATCTTGAAATCTTCGCCGAAGACGACCGAGAATATGACTGTGTTCAGAGGAGTCCTGACAAACACACTCGGAGATAAAAAAACATTCATAACCAAGGAATTTATATCGACGTCTCTATCGATGGAGCTTGCAGGAGCATACTCCGAGTCCAAAAACGGCAAAGGACGACTTCAACGCATATTGGTGCCAAAAGGCTCTAATGTGTTGGCTCTGTGCCTGTTAAATCCTTTTGGAAGTGAAGGCGAGCTCGAAGTTCTTCTACCGCCAGGTAAATATGAAGTTATTTCTAAAGGTATTACACGTGATTTAAAAAGTATGAAAGTCACAACCAATAATATCAGGAAATTATAATTAAGCTGAATTATGCATGATTACTTCTTCGGGTTGCATACATACACATCGCGAACGCCGGACAGATCCACATACGACCACATCTTGTCATGCTCGCAGTTGACCATTGCACCATCGCGGGCACCGGGCATAGAGATACCATTATCCAAACGCTCTTTGATCATCCAGCTACGAACCGCATTGTATGATAGGGCGGGAAGCAGACGACCGTTGGAATCAAAAGCTCGCAGACCAACCCGGGCCATGAATGGTTGAACTCCCCAAACGGGAACGTCGACAAACTTATGAGCATTGACCAGAATATTGGGAACCACTTCACATTGGAAATGAGGATGCTTCAGTGCCACGACAACACTGGATGTGTAGACCGACATGCTATCTCCACAGTTATTATGAAGGCGAACATGGTCATTTTCGATCAGTGAACGACCGAGCTCAATCCCACCATCTTGCGTTACCATATCAATGTTATAACCATACGCCGAAGATGGTGCCGGGGCTGGTGCATCTTCCAGCATGCGAGCATAAGCCCCGGTGGCAATGGTCATGAATAGCAGGGCGGCAAACTTCATTTTGTTTGGTTTGTATTATTGTGATGAAAAGTCTCATATTTATGATCTTTTCATAACCGGGATCAAATGACAATTAGCGGGAAGACTCGCGTGGCTCGTCTATGCTCAAATGACGCATTATTTGGTATTTGTCAAATAAAAAAAATATTAGATTATGATATAGCAGTCGGGATGACGGATAGTTCCTTCAAGATGAACTTATTGAAGTTCGGGGGGATCAACGCCGACACGGGTAATCAATATTTGAAAGGAAATATTCGCATGTTGGCTAACGGTTCTTTTATACAAGAGCTTACTGTGACTCAATTGAACGTGACAGGCAACGCAGTCATTCCTGGCATACAGTTTGACTCGTTAACGGTCGCGGGTAATGTAATATCGACAAACGGAAATTTCATCGGAAATGGAGCGCTCATGACAGGCGTCACGTCGACATTGCCGACCGTGGCAAGTTTAGACACCAGAGGAAATGTGATCGGCAATTATGCAAATGTCACTCAAGTAATAGCGACGACCGGAA